AAGACGATCGCTACCCCGCTGAGTTATGACTTGGCCCGCTACCATGAAGTGACCTTGGCCCGGAGCCTGTATGCGGCTAATGCCTTACAGCTGACATCCAGCATCCATGCGGGTCGGTGGTTTCATGGTCAGTTCTATTATGACTGCCCGGAGCGGATCCTAGCGTACAATGGGCTGGTGGATCCGGAACAGGTCCGTGCGCAATGGAAGCATTATGAAGCGGTTAAGGTGCTGGAGTGTCCTGTCAGTAACCTGAACTACCTCCAGCCTGTGGGGCTGCCTCAGCAGAGTGAGACCGGGCTGGTGGTGATTGGGATCGAGCTGGATGCTTTGATGATTCAGTACCGCTGCTTCATGGAAGAACAGTACCAGTTTAAAGCCCAGGACAGTGGATACAGCCTGCTGGATGCCCCGCACTTTGTTGGGCGCTATGTGCTGCCCAATATGCTGAAGAGTCAAACGGATCTGGCGTTGTTTAACCGGATGTATAACCTGCTGATGGGGAAACCGATGGGTCAAGCGTATCGCCGTCATCCGTTTCATATCAGTGACTATCGGAGTCAGCTGGACAAAGTACTGGACCTGTACTTGAAACGCCTAGGTGGTAGTAAGAAGACGCTGTATGCGTATCAGGAGCAGCTACCGTACTGTTTTCAACCACCCCTGGCTATGCCGGATATCCTGGACACGCGACAAGTGGCCTGGGCGTTGTTCTTGACTCGGTTAAAGGCCATGGAGTTTTTCATCACCTTAGCAGGGAAGACAGGCTTGGTGACGAACCGAGGGTTTGTCAATGAGCTGAAGATTGACATCCGGCGGTTTAGCTCAGAGAAAGTCTTTGAGGTTCAGCTGACCCAAGACATGTACCTGGACCTGAAGTTTTTATTCGATGACTGGGCAACCCTTTAAGGAGCGATCATGGACTTGATCTCAAAAGCCATCAAAGATGTACAATACGCCATCCCTCGGGAGATCCTGAAGCTGGCGTATCTGCAAAACACCTACCTGAACGGCGTATCGGAATACAACCGGCGCCAGATCACGCTGGATGAGGCCATCCGGGAGATGACGATCGTCCCGCGGGTGATCGTGGACAGTAACTGTGTGGGCGGTCAGACGGTGATCATCAGCTTGGAAGGCCTGACGGCGGTCAACATCGATGCCCACAATTATATCTACCAGATCCCGGAGGATCGTCTGAATGGCCGGACCATCATGTCGGTCCTGGAGGTGAACTTCTTCCGAGCCGAGCTGATGCCGGGCTACACCTATGGCGCCTTGCCCTCGATCATGCCAAACCCGGGCAATGAACTGTCCACGGTGGCCAACAAAGCCATGGACAGCCGGTCCTCGATCCCCATCCTCTCCACCTCGGAGTGTAGCGTGGTGGGGCATAACACGATCCTGGTCCGAAATCACCTGCGGTCTGCGCTGCCGGTCCAGTGCCGCTGCATCGTGGAGAATGACGAGAACCTGAAGAACCTATCGGTCCGCTCTGCACCGGACTTCGTAAAGCTGTGCACCTATGCCGTCAAGAGCTTCATCTACAACGAGCTGATCGTGAAGCTGGACCGAGGTGCGATCGATCGCGGGCATGAGATCGGCGCCATCAAGAGCATCATCGAAAGCTATGCGGATGCTGAAGAGAACTACTGGACCTTCCTGAAGGAAGAGTGGCAAGCCATCATGATCCACAGTGATCGCCATCTCCATGAGAACCTGATGAAGATCCAGATGGATCCGTGTGCGTAAAGCAAAAAAAGAAAGGTGCAGACACTGGAAGGCCTAAGGCCTTCCAGTGTCTGTTCTATTTAGCAGCCATGCAACTCATGCGCGATCTCTTCGATCGTGTAGCCGATGTTCTGTTGTATGTTGCCCCAGCTACCCACCAAGGTGACCATCTCGGCTTCACCCACTGCCGACCCGGACAGCAACGACCGAAAGATCGGTGTCCGAGGCGCATTGGTGACCCAAGTGCCCGTTTCACTTTGACCGCTGTAACGGTCAAAGACCGCTACGTTCCCCTTCCTGGTCCCGATGATGATAATCCGGCGGCCGCGGGGATCGGTAGCCTTGACCATCTGACCAGGACGGAGTACCGGAGCGTGCTCTCCCTCGACTGCATGATCAAGGTAGTCGGTCCCATTTGTCCAAGAAGGGTTGAATTGGATTTCAACCACCGCCTCGTTGTTGAAAGTCTCAGTGAAAATACGGCCATTGGCACCCATGATACTACTCCTCTATCTGTTTAAGCAAGATTGCTCAAGTAAGATATATATGACCAAGATTCGTTACATGCAGCGCACAGGGAGAGAGGGGCCTAGGCCCCTCTCTCGGCTAGTACGGGAATTGATGGCAGAGTAAGGTATCCGGCTTGGTAAAGAACCCATGGGATTCCACGACGTTACGGAATGAACGACTGAGGGCCAGGGCGATCCGGTTGCTATCCAAGACTCCATGGAGTTCACTGGGCACGCCGTTGTTCTGGCAGTGCTCAATAGGTAGCATCAGCTGACCAATCGTGGTGATACCGTGCTGATCCATCCACAGCTTAAACCGCTGCGCAAAGCTTTGGTCGGCCATCCCACTAAGCCAGGCTTTAACTGCTGTCTGGTTAGGGAGGTTGATCGGTATGGTGACTGCAGCGTAGGGTGGGGGTGGAATGGCCCCGTAAGTCGGTGCAAAGACGGTATCCCAGAGCGTGTAGTAGCGATAGTTAGTGCGGTCATACTCCCCGATCTCCAACTTACCGCCATTCTTGTAAGCTGCACGCTCCTTGATTCGGATACGCTTCAGGTACTTGGTCTCACCTCGGTGGATTGAGGTTAAGATATCCTGCTCGACTTCCATGGTCTTACTGAGAATCTCCTGCAGGGACAAGCGTTTACCTGCCATAACTGCACGGATGATCCGTTCCATCTCTGCAGCGGAGGCAGCAGTGATGTTGTTGGGCACCGTGGAGTCCTTCATGTGAACGCCTTTGACTTCCATCTTGATGTCCTTGTACACGGAGCCTTCTTTTACGATCATGGCCGTGTAATAGTGCTTGGCGACAGAAGTCTGTGCAAAGACCGGGAAGACATACTCCGGCTTCATGGCTAAGGAAAACAGCCGCTTACGCTCGACACCCATGTTGGCTGAGAAGCAGGCCAAGATATGCGCGATTGACTGCGTAGCCATGTACATGATGGCACCCCCTACGGCATAGCTGGCATCGTCAAAGACCAGATCATTGAAGTACCACTGCACCCACTCATCTACCGAGAACATCGTGGAGTCTGTATCGGACAAGACCACTGTCCGGCGTACCATATGCTGGATCGTCGCTACAGTCGGGGGATGGTTTCGTGTCAGGAAGAAAGCCTGAAGGAAAAGCTTATAGTGCTCGACCGTATTGACGATGTTCTGGCAGGTGTGGTAGAGGACATGCATCTCTTCATCCGTTAGCTTGTCGTAATCCTTCCCTTTACCGCGCAGCATGCTCAGGTTGATTTGGTGCGCATAATTGATGATCTGCTCATCAAAGGACCAGATTGCCTTCCTGGGATCCTGGACAGGTTTATTCTCCCCTTTCTGGGAAAGCTGCGTAATGAAGGTTCGGATGACATCTTCGTTGAGCTTACGAAGGTGATAGAGGTCACCCGTGTATACGAAGGCTGCTCGTTCTAAAGGCGTGAGCTTTTCCACCAGCTGGCGGATCATCTCGATCTTTCGGTGATCGCGAAAGTAGAGGTCCGTAGAGAACGTGATACAGGCCATGGTCTGTTCTACACTCGGGTACACCAGCGCATAGAGCGTTAAGGCGGCTTCAAGCGTCGCGTAGTCCGTCTTGGAGGCGATGGACACGATGTTGTTCAGCACGATGTCCGGTGTGAAGTAATGCCGGTTACCAGAGATCAAGCGCTCGTTAGATGCATTGCTGAGCGAAGCGATAGACCGCGTCGTGGAGGTCAAGGTGGAGTGGGCACTGGTGTTCTTGATAACACTGCCTCCCGCTACGAATCCACCAGACACAGAGTTATTAGCGCGCTTCCGGTTATCCTGCGCGTTATGGTAATACCGATACTTGACTTTGTCCCCTTCAAACTCGTATTTCTGGGACAGCTTCTTAAACTTACTCCGCGCAATAACGTTAATGTCGAGATAGCCTACGATGGGCGATGCTTTGACTTCCGGTGGAAGGTAAGATGTCCCCGTGGCGGCAAGGATCAGCTGGTTCTTGGCAATGTGACCCAAGTACCGGCTGAGTGGAGCTTTTCGGTAATGTCGGTCGCCGTTATCTTCTCGGTGGAAGAAGGTAACCTGGGGATCTTGAAAGCCCAGCTGGTTAGCTTTGGCTTTTTTCTGAAGATGGGTCAAGCATACTTCAAAGGGTTTGTTCAGCTGCTTAGCGGCATACCAGGCGGTCTGGCGAAGCCATTCCTGCATGGGACTGAGTTCTCGCTGGTAGGCATCCGGCTCCAGCAGAAAAGGGTTAGTGGACATATGGGCGTCTCCTAGGCTACTCGATACACCTGAAGGGATAAAAAAGAAAGCACAGGGGAGAGGCCACATGGCCTCTCCCCTGTCAGACCGTTTCGATGGTGAAGTCCATGATCCCGACCGCTTGCAAGGCCCGGGAGATCTTATCCTTACTACCTTCATTGGCATTCGGGATGTGCACCGTGTAGGCCACATGCTCGATCAGTTCCACGCTGCCTTCGATGATCCACTGACCGGCCACCACCACGCGATTGCCATTCAGTTCCCGGAAAACATAGAACTGCTGGCTGCTGATATCCGCCACGGCACCCACCGGCAGGGAAGGAAACACCTGGGCATAGACCTGATCCACCGGCAACAGCAACCGTGCGATGGCCACATCACAGACACTTTGCAGCTTGACGTTGGACAGTCGAGCGCCCAAGAACGCCGGACTGTACGTGGAAAAGGTGTACGTGCTACCGATCTTCATTTCACTGATGTTCATCATGCATCCTTCTAAGAGAGAGTGGCGTCCATGTGATTGGCGTGCAGTGAGACCACCAAGGTTGTCGTGGAGACACTCTCCAGCAGAAACTGAACATCGTGCGTCAGCTTGACCTGGTGAACTTCAAACTGCTGCGTAAACTCGTTATCCAGCAAGACGGCGATCCGGCGCACCTCATTGAACAGCATGTCCTTGAAGGTCTGGTGATGGGCCTGCTCTTCTACATAGAAAAGGGGTACAAACATCGGAATCTGGAGCAGGTTGTAGGTGAACGTCACCTTGTTGGTGGACTGGATGCCCACCATCTGGGACATAAGTTCATGGAAGATCTCCATCTCCTTCCCCTGCTGGCCGGTTCCGCCACAGAAGGTGCGGACGATTCGCATCAGGTCATCCCCTAAGCCCACCATGCTAATGATAACGCGTGCCATAACGATTCCTTTAAGATGACGCATAGGTCAAGATGACGGTGCCGGGTTCCGTAAAGGTCACCGCACTCAGTCGACCCTTGACCGTCGGTTGGTAAGTCTGGATCAGCTGCTGGAGGCTGTCATGCAGGTACCAGAAGCCTTCTTCAAATGCCACCAAGCGCGAACTGTCGTTGGTTTGGCGCAGTTCGTCCAGGTAATCAGCGAGGATTGCCTCCGCCAGTTTTAGTTGAGGTTCTTGAAAGATCTCCCAGTAACTCTGGGCCAGTGTCGCTAAATCAGCGTGCATGTCCAGCAAACTGTAGGAGATCTCTAATAAGGAGAACCGAAAGGGAAAACGGTAGTAAACAAGGGATTCTTTCATGGTGGGGGCGCAAGCGGCTCTCTCTCAAACACGGCTACTGTATTAGAGTGCCAGTGGTCGAACAGATAGCGTTCTGGCTCCAGGATCCCATAGGACCGACAGATGGCCTGCAGGTAGCTGTCGGCCACCTCCACGATCTGCATCACCAAGACCTCAAAGTGACTAAACAAGGTGGCATCCTCACACAGCTGGTCATTGATCTTGGGATGGCTACAGCTTAAGACTTCGTAAAAGTACTGCTCATGGTCCACCTCCGGAAGGATGAGGAAATTGGATTCAATGATGAACGGCAATCCCAAGGCCTGGACGACAGGAATCAGGCCCGGATGGTGATGGTACAGGGAGATGGAGCTGGTCGTGGGCTCTGGCCGAAAGAGGATAAAGACCGGCTCAAGGTCAAGGTAGAGCTGCTGCGGTCTGATGAGCGCGCTGGAGGTAAAGGTCATCAAGATGTTGCTCCATGAGGCGGTGATACTCGATGATACGAATGTCGTTTCCCTTCTCGACGAGGAGGAGGGTGTTTTGGAGAGTGAGGCGATATACCGAGTAGCAGTCTGGGCGAACAAACTCGTAGAGTGCATCCAGCAGCTGACCGAGTTGAGGATTCCCGATAGCTGAATACTTGGAGTCTTCCTGGTACAGGTTACTCTGAAAGAGCACCGGGGTCATAGGGTTGAGCTGGAATGGGGTGGTTTCCCGGTAGCCGGGCCGCAGCAGGTACTCCTCCTGGACATAGTTCTCCAGGTTCAGGTACTCGGGCTCGGACTGATTGACCGGCGCTACGTGGCGTAAGACTTTCAGGAAGAAGTCCCAGACTTCGATGTAGGCACAGTGGATAGCAGCCCAGTTGACTGTGGCATACGGCTGATACAGCTGCTGGCTTCGGCCTGGGGTGGTGTGGGCGATGGCGTGACCTTGGCTGTCAAAGATCCGGCCATTCACCTTCAGGAAGTCTGCGTAGGACAGGATATCCGGACTGCGCCCCGAACGGTATGCTTTCTCCGTAAAATACGGCTGTTGGTTGAAGTTCAGGAGCGGCTCCATGCTACCCAGGGCATAGATCCCTTCCGGAGGGGCCTTCAGCATCCGGTGATAGGCCTCCGGTAAGCCTGCTGTGAACTCGACCAGGTTAGCCGTAAACAACCCTTTGACTTCCGTCAGTACATCGTTAAAACTGGTATAACCCACATCACGTAAACTCAAAGCACGCATTATTAACTCCTTTTGTTTTTCTTCTTGGATCCATAAGAGTAACAGAACTACAAGTTTTTTCTAAGGGGGTGAGGCATACCCTTCACCCTAGGGTTAAAATGCAACCAAGGGGGCTTAGAACGCGTTGAAAGGGCATCATGGGGGAGAGGGCGTGAGCCCTCTCCCCCATGCTGGCTTAGATGATCAGGCCATCATCCATGGCGGCACCCTTGACGCTGATGCTGGCCACCGGGTTCACGCGGTAGTGCTCTTCGCTGGCTGCCAGCTTGTCTTCCAGCGTCTGGAGCTCCGGTACAAACGCCCCTTGTACGGTGGCAAAGTGGAACGGCGTGGAGAACTCCATGTTCAGGTCACTGGCCAGGATGAACTCCCCGAAGGAATGGTAACCGACCATGATCCCGGGATTGGGATCTTCTCCCGGCCGGATCATCGAGATGACCGTGGAGATAGGCTGCCCTTTCACCTGCTCCAGCGGTTTCCGATGCATGGAGATGTTCAGCCCGACCAGTCCGACCGGATACTGCGTGACCCGCTGGTAATTCAGGAAGTTCTCCAGGTCCATCTTGTCTAGACCCTTGTTCTCACCTGACCAGACTGCCGCCAGCAGCATGACAGCCAAACGGATCATGGCGTTGTTCTCTTCCATGGTGTGCTTGGCGTTGTCCAGGTAGTAGCAGACGACCGGACGGTTGCGCTTGACCGAGATGGACTGGTACGAGTGCAGCGTCTTGATCGTGTTCTCGACTTCCTTGGCACAGGTGGAGGAGCCGACCATCAGTACGACCACGTTCTTGCCTTGGGACAGCAGCTCACTGACCAACGTCGGAGCCAGTACCGATCCGGAGCCGCCCGAGCCTGAGTGGATGACGATAGACAGGTGGCCCGGCGGATGCGTGTGCAGGATATCCGGCATCGCCCGCTGGATGGCTTCCAGGTTGGTGGCCCGGACCTTCCCGCTGCCATCCGTGGACTGGTCCTTGGAGCCATCCACAAAGTAGAAGGCTTTCCGGTCAAAGTCCTTGGGCAGGTTGCTGTGCGACGTGTCCAGCAGGGTCAGACGCAGTTGGGCATAACCCGGGTTCTCAATATCCGGCTGGATCATCGGGATCAGCTCACTGATGGCATTGATGGCACAGCCACCTGCTGCATAGATGGACACGGTATTCTTAACAGACATGGTCACTCCTTGAGGGTAAAAGACGTACATTTCATTTATAGACAGCCGGGATTACACATCCTGGCTAGGGGAACAGCTAAGCGGCTAAGTGAAAGAGCGGATACTTAGCCAACGTCGATGGTTCCGGCACGGTGGGCTCTACACTCTCCAGGTAAGTCTGGTAACGTTCATCTCGCGTTCGGAGTAAGCGGTGAAGGATGACCTTCCGGATCATCCGACACTGGTCCTCGTCTTCGTGGATCCGATGCGACTGCTGGGCGTTGGGTTGGTGCTCCACTTGGGCTTTGTAGGCACGGAGTTCTCGCTCCGTGGTCAGTAACTTCTTGCCCAGATGCCGCGTGATGGGATCCTGCTCCACATGTGGCGTCTCACAGACGCGTTCATGTAAGGAGGTAAAGCTGTACTGCTGGGGAGCCAGCTTCCTGAACACCACGGCCGTGCATCGCTTCGGGACTATGACCCGAGACGGCAAGACGGTAAAGGGTTGATGCTCAAACCCCTTCAGGGTTAACCGGGTATCGGTCAGCTGGATCAAACTACTGTCCAGGATCCAGAGATACTGGTCATCCCGATGGTTCCGGAAGTTAAACGTCTTAATGCGTTTCTCTTGGTGGTCATCCCACTCGGACAAGAAGGTCACGATGATCCCCCGTAGGATCTCCGGTGCGATATCCTGGTAGCGGATAAAGCTCTGTTCCGTGATCAGGCGAGCGATCAGGGTTTCACAGCTGGCGTAGTCCAAGCTGACAGGACTGCCTTGGATGTGTTGAAGGTGCCGAACATGGTTCAGCAGATGGTTGGTCAGGATGCGTGCAATCCCGAACATCCGTTCCAACATCAACTGCTGACTATCGGTCAGCTGTAGGTAATGATGTCGGTAGTAAAAACGTAAAGTGTCCATGATGCGCTCCAGACAAGGATTCCTCAGTAGGGATCCGTAAGATGTAGTTTCTCTTTGACTGTTTCTTGTATGTCATTGTCATTCGCCCCTGTACACGTTGTGTTCGCTCCGCTAGGGGATTCTTTGTACTATTGAACAGTGTTTTAAAGATACGTGAATTGAGGTGCTGCCTGCTGTGACTTAGGCTTAGCTTCCAGGTTAGATGTACATGAGCATACAATCCTTTCAAACATTCCCTACATACTCTTGGACTGTTAGCTTTTTTACTGGTCAGCAGGCTGGGGTTGTTTGGCGTGTTAGCTAGGAGAAAGTCCGTACCGTCCCGGAGTGTCCCAACACTCCGGTGCTAGGGGATCTCTGTACCGGTTTCTCACCTGGTAAAAAAATTCTGCCGTTTTGCTAATAAGTTGGACAGTAGTTAAAACCGAGGAACGATCGAAGCGAAGCGGAGAGAGTGACGAGCTAACCAGACCTCTGTGGGATGGACGGTACGGACAGCACACACTAACCAATAGCTTTTACAGTGGGGCGGAGCCCCACTGTAAGGCTAACGGGTTTTAAATTCCCTCATGTAATAAGGTAAAAGATAATTTTCTTACCCAGGTAGGGAAGAACCTGTAATCCTGGTACTTTTTGTACAGGAGAGGGGTATCTACTGGTCAAACCTGCCTTAGGGCTATTGAAAAGGATAACATATCATGCAAATCTTCAAGCTGGAACCGGTAGCGGTCACGTCTTCAGGGAAGACGGAAGGGAAGCCTGCATTGGAAGTCAGTCCGTCGGATACGGAGGAGTTGAAGCAAGCGCAGCAGGTGGTGGGAGAAGCTCCGGAGGCAGTGGAAGGGGAGGGCGAGCCGGTGGTGAAGCAGGCTGAGCAGTTTAGCTTGGGGGAGATGAAGACTGAGCATACGCCGGTGGCGGTGCGGGTGGAAGGTCCCTTGGGGAAAGTGTTCACGGAGACACTGAACCGGATGCTGGCCTTGGAGGGCATCGCGGCATTGCCGATCGGGGAAGAAGAACTGGACAAGATCCGGGAACAGCAGGGGAAGGTCGTGAACGTGGAGATCTTGTCGGGAGAAGGGCTGAGCATGCCGGATGTCGTCTCCGTGATGAACAAGACCACGGGGCATCCGGGTGAGCCGTATGTGATCGCGTTGGAAGCGATCTGGGAAGGGAAGATCCCGGATGCGGTGGGGTATCTGTATGGGCTGGAGAAGCTGGGCCAAGTGAAGGTCCACCATCGGGTCGGGTTGGCGGTGGAGGCAGTGGTGGAGGTGGTGAAGCGGGAGTGGTCATGCTGACCATCAAGCAGGCACTGGACAGTGTGTTAGGGGAGCTGGTGGTCGATAAGAAGCTGGTGGATCGCGTGTACCGGTATCACATCGACTTCTTGAACCAGACGAAGGATTACTTGGACTTCTTTGGCGGGAACCTGCTGGGGGTCCATGTGGTCCGGTTTACCCAGAAGAACATCCACAGCTTCTTTCGGGATGTGTTGAAGGTGGAGTATCTGGAGGTCGTACAGGCATCACGGCAGATCACCACGATCAACCAGGACTTCAAGATCTCGTCCGATCCCATGAACCTGGTGCTGATGTATCTGATCCACCGGGTGGGGAGTGAGGTAAAGTTGGGAGAGAAGGACCGGATCCGGGGGATGTATGACCTGGCCTTGGTGTTCTTTTACCGGTGCATCACGATCCGGCAGTCGGAGTACTTTCACTTTCCGGCGGATCCGAAGATCGCTCAGGCGGCGTATGCAGCGTTGTCGAACAAGTTCTTGATCAAGCAGCTGGGGAGCTGGAAAGCCGTGATGGCTTATAGAGCGGAGCGGTTGATCGAGAAGGAGGGTTTGCATTACAAGAACCTGATGGTCTTTGAGGATGATGCAGCCATCACGTATGCGATCAGTGACAGTGAGAACCGGGTACGGGTGCTGTATAAGGACTACTACCGGGAGTTTAACAAGGCGGTGGTCTCGAAAGACATGATCGGGAGCAGTAGTGCCACCCAGATCGACATGGAGGGGATCGAGAAACTGAAGGAGCGGACCCACTCGGTGGAGACGGCCGTGGCGTTCTTGCAGACGATCGTGGCGGATGGGCCTTCCTTTGTGAAGCCGGAGCTGGTGAAGATCATCATGGACATCAACACCAACACCAGTCAGCGGATGTTGACAGCGGTGCTGGAGTGGATAAGCCTGAACTACACCGAAGTGAAGCACCATAAGCGGATCGAGGAGTTTATGCGCTTGGTGGTGGTCCACAGTTACCATCTGGTTGAGAAGATGGGTTTAGGGGAGACTCAGGACTTGGGGAGCATCCTGGTGACCTTGAAGAACTTGTACCTTTCAACCCGGAGCAGTGACCCGGAACTGATGCGGATCCGCAAGCTGGGGCAGGAGATCATCAAGGCGTCAGCCGGGAAGGTGAACAGCAGTTTGGAGATGGCTACCCGTACCAGTGTCGTGCTCTACATTACCCTCAGGAGCCTCGTATCGCGTCGCTAAGCCACGATCACACTACACTTGGACCTAGGGGAGCGTGGCAGCTGCCACGCTCCCTTAGCGGCTTTGTCATCTAGTGTGTTGCTAAAACAAGAGAAACCATCATGTTCCTATTTCAAGAAGACTTTGACCTGTATCCCGGGGCCATCGTGGATACCAAGACGCGTAACCAGGACTTTGTACGGATTGCAGCACTGTACAAGCAGATGGGGGTCAAGAACCATAGCTTCCCTTTGATCCTGTTAAACCGGGAACTCCAAGGCGTAGATCCGTTTAATCCGCCCGATACGGCAACCCGAGATGCGATCGTGATCGAGTGCAAAGAGAACTTCTGGTACTTTATCCGGGAGATCGCTCGGGATCCGGCGGGTTCAGATGATGCACCCATCCTCTTTAAGCCGAACCGGGGGATCATGGCGGCTTACTGGCTGTATTTCAACCATGTCATCTTTACCTTGATCATGATCCGTCAAACCGGCAAGTCGTTCGGGATTGACTGGCTGTACACGTATTTGCTGAACATCGCCTTGACCAAGTCGGAAATCTCTCAGCTGACCAAGGATGAAAAGCTGAGAGGGCGAGAGATCGAGCGTTTGAAAGCCATGGAGATGACGCTGCCGTACTACATGAAGCAGCGGGGTGCTCGGGATCCTGGGAACACGGAAGTCTTAAAGATCTCTTCCCTGGAGAACTACTTCAAGTCCTATGTGCCAAACCGCTCAGTGAAGATCGCGGACCAGATCGGTCGAGGCATGACCTCCAGCAACATCGGCGTGGATGAGTTTGCGTACATCGCCAATAACTTCATCACAGTCCAGGTGATGCTGTCCGCGTCACAAGCGGCTCGGGAAGTGGCTCGGATCAAAAATGAACCCTATGGGACCATCTTCACGACTACCTCGGGTAAGCGGGATACGCCGGAAGGCCGCTATGCGTACAAGATGGTCTTTGACTCGGCACCCTGGTCAGAAAGCTTCCTGGATGCCAAGAACAACGAAGAGCTGATGCGGATCATCGAGAATGCCTCCCCGGCTGGCGTACCGCGCGTCAATGCCACCTTTAACCACCGCCAGCTGGGGAAGACGGATGACTGGCTCCGCGCTCGCTTGAAGGATGCCTTGCAGGAGGATGCCACCCAGATCGAGGCCGACTACCTGAACGCCTGGCCTTCGGGCAGTGCCAGCTCGCCTTTCAGCAAGGACATCGCAGAAGCCATCCGACAAAGCAAGGTGGATGACTACTACACGGCCATCGATGGACCGGACTGCTATGCCCTGCGCTGGTACTATCCCGATGAAGAGATCGAGATGCGGATGGCCAGAGATCCCCACATCCTGTCCATCGATCCGTCGGATGGTGTCGACCGCGATGCCTTAGCCGTCGTGTTGATGAACAGCGCAACTGGGGAAGTGGCCATGGCCACTACCGTCCCCAAGACAAACCTGATCCACTTTGCCATGTGGATTTGTGAGTTCTTGGAGAAGTGGCTCAATGTCCTGTGCATCATCGAGCGTCGAGGTTCGGGTGCGGTGATCCTGGACTACCTGCTGCTCTATCTCCCCTCCAAGAACATCAACCCCTTCACGCGGTTGTATAACACCATCGTTCAGGACTCGGATACTCAGCCAGATCGCTTTAACCAGATCAAGAACTGGGTCCCTCAGAGTGCTCAGCATCACCCTACGGTCCATAAGGCCTGCTTTGGGTGGGCAACCAGTGCCTCTGGGGCAACCTCACGGAATGACCTGTACAGTAAAACCTTGACCATGGGCACCCGGATGGCTGGAAGCTTGATGCGTGATGCCGTGCTGGTGCATCAGATCCTGGGCCTGGTGATCCGCAATGGCCGGGTGGACCATGAGTCTGGCGAACATGACGATATGTGTTTCGTAGGGGATACCTTGGTGCGCACCAGCACAGGCAACCGTCCGATCCGTGAGATTCAGGTTGGAGATCTGGTACTGACCCGCCAAGGATATAAACCAGTAGTCAAGGTATTTTGTAACGAGAAGGAAGTGATCAGTCGTTTTGGTCTAACGGGCACGCCTAATCATCCCTTCATCACAGCTCATGGTGAGGTCGCTTTTAAGGACCTTAAGCTCGACACTAAGGTGATAACATGGAACGAGAAACTATCCATTACAACGGAAAGAACTATCATCGATATCCTGAGTCAGAACGGCCTCAGCATCGAAACTATTACTAGAGGCACGACGAGTGGAAGAAACCACCCGTTGCCCTTCACCGGCAGATTTACCAGGATGTTCATGGTGCCATTTCGCCCCGTCACGTCATCCACCATGTTGATGGGAACTATCTCAACAACACTATTGAGAATCTCGAGTGCATTACGCAAGGCGAGCATCTTCGGAGGCACCCCATGTCTCAAGAAGAACGGGAACGAAGAAGAGAGGAAGGTCGAAAGAATAACCCTCTCGATGCTTGGAGAAAGAGCAACCCGGAGGCCGCAGCAAAACATGCAGTTGAGCACGGAAAGAAATCAACCGGGCTTAAGAACTGGAGAAGAGATAATCCTGATCTGGCCAGCGAAGTCTACGCCGCTGCCGGGAGAAAAGGAGGAATCTCCTGAAAAAAGAAAGGAGATGGTCTATAACCTCATGGTGGCGGATTGCCATGAATACTTTGTGAATGACATCCTTGTTCACAACTGCATCGCATGGTTGCTTGCATTCTGGATCCTAACCATGGGTAAGAACCTGAGCTACTATGGCATCAATCCCCGGGAAGTCCTCAGCCGGAATCCTAAGCTGATCGAACACCGGAAACAGAAGTCGTCGTATGAGACCTACGTGGAGCAGCAAGCTAAACTGGATATTCAGCGCCTGACACAGGCCTTGGAAGCGGAGAAGGATGAGTTCATTGCTCGGCGCTTGGAGTTTGATTTGGAGCGTGCGATCCAGAAGCTCAGTGATGAAGAACGGGAGATCGTGTCCACGGATGACTTGATTACCCAGCTGCGGGAGAAACGCAAAGCTTTGCAGCGTCGTCCGATCCTGAGCTACGAACCCAATGTACCCAACAGTGGCTATGGCACCTATCCAGGCTTCGCACAGAGCATGACCACCTATGTCACACAGCTGTAACTGACGAGAGGAGGGCCTTGGCCCTCCTCTCGCTAGGTTTTGTTCAACAGACTGGCTTGGAGCCGCTCAACACACTCTGCATACGCTTCCAGGATGGTTTGACCCGCTTTATTACTGGTCGCCTGGTAGGTGATCAATGGATGAAGGGTATCTGGCAACAGGTTATTCCGGAGTGCGATGTGGAGCACGGTATCTCCACAGTGATCCTGAAGCCACCACAAGCTAAAGCCTTTAGGGAGCTTACGGGCAGCTGCGGCCTGGTGTGCCACAGACCACCCCATGTTGTCACTGGCTTCCCAGTGCGGAAACTTCAAGGGTAAGACATGATGGCGCGCATACTGATGTGCGATAGTCCAGCCATCTTCATCGGCATAGAGCCACTCTTTACCATGCGGCTGGTAACCACCGTACAATGAGAGCGTCAGTTGTTCATAGGCGGACTCACTCATGTCAAGTCCCTTGGTTATCCTGGAAGGTCTTACAGACCTCCAGGAGGAGATCCAGATCCTGGCTACCCAGCAGGATAGAGCTGTTGGTGATTCGATTGGACTGATGGAAGTTACAATCCACCGTGATCAAGTACACGGTATCCGCTGCACATTGGCCTTTAAGCTCCGCTTGACTGACCGACCCCCGCAGCGAGCTTTTCAGGATAAACACCACATAGTCCAGGATGGTCGGGAAGCTATCCAGCTGGCACTGCTGAGAGTGCGCGGAGATGTTCAGGACGCCATTGCTGTACAGCTTCATGCTGACATCTTTGACCTCATCATGGCTCACGCCCGCATAACCACCCAAAAACGTTTTTACTTCAGTACGCATAGCGACTCCAAAAAAAGAAAGGACAGGAGACCCGAAGGTCTCCTCCTAATTTACTTACCAGCCAACACCAAGCACGACATGTTGCTGATCACCTTGGGGTCGATGGGGATGTTGCTGTAAAAGACGTTGCCGTAGCTCCCCATGCTGCCATGCAGGTAGTTCCGGTTCCCCATCCTCAGGATCCGGAGGATCTTGTACGTGTCCTCCGAGAGTTCTGAGAGGAAGGAGTACATGGTTTCCCCCACCACAATCTGCCGGACGGAACGACTGAGCTTCCGGTTGACCTTGGCCGTGGCTTTGAAGTAGGCTTTAACTTCGTCATCGGTGGCGTCCAGCGAGATGCTCAGGACGGGCTCCAGGTCGTCGTCGTTGATATAGTAGGCCGCATAGCATGTGCTCAGCAGTTCATAATACCGGCAACAGACATCCGGATCAATCCGGTTAGTGAAGAACCGCAAACTGGGGAAAGACCACTTCTTGAGCAGCATGGCGCTTTCAAAACCTGCCTCCAGCAAGCGGTCATGCGTCTGACTGACCAAGGTCCCATCCAGCGCCCGCAGTTCATCCACTTCATCTTCGTCTTCGTGTGGCTGGGCCACGATCGCATTAATGAAGGTGCTGTGCTTTTGAATCTCCGTGAAGAGCTTCTTGTCCTGGTAATACTGGCTCAACGCACTGCCTTCTCCCAGTCCGATCCAGATGTAGCCATCATAGGTGGCCACCAAGGGATCCCGGATGTCGTACAGATCAACCTTACATTCCCCACAGGTCCTGCGGATCACAGCCGTCATCAACACGGCAGAGATCAAGCTTTCATGGTTGGCGATGTTGAAGATCACGGCCGTGCGCTTATGGTCCATCCACAGCCGGTTGTTCTGAACAGTTTGATCCACTTTCTTGACGAGATTCTTCAGCATGTTGAAGCTCCTAAAGTACACAAGTTATCGAAGTAAAGCGTAAAACTCCGTCCTTCAGGGCGGAGATATAAGCGTAAAATGTATTATATAGAACACATATAAACCTCGCTAATGAAAGGAGCAACGTATGTCAGAAACACCTAAGCTCCTGAAGAAGGGGTTTAAGTTTCCCATCTACCCGACTACTGAGCAGCAGGACCTCATCAACCAAACTTTCGGCTGCTGCCGCTATGTCTGGAACAAGGCTCTTGGCGCAGCAGTCCATGAATACAAACAGTACTTGGAGATGTCCAAGGTCACACACCAGTCAAGACTGATCAAACCCGATGTCTCAGGCTATGGGTTTGTAAATAGGTTGCCGGCTATGCGGGCAAACCCAGAGACGCCTTGGCTTAGTAACATCTCATCTGTGGCGCTACAACAGACCATGCTTCATCTTGGCGGTGCCTTCACTCGCTTCTTCAAGGAGAAGAGAGGTTACCCGAAGTTTAAGAAGAAGCACGGTAAGCAGTCCTTTAGCCTGATGAAGACCGCATTTACGCTAAACCAGTCCGGTTTCTTTATTGCCAAGTGCAAAACACCGATCAAGGTGGTCTTTAGTCGACAGCTCCCTTCTGAGCCATCCAGCCTTACGATCTCTCGAACAGCGACTGGAAAGTACTACGTCTCCTTCATCTGTGAGTATCAACCAGCCAAGACCTCTGGTCACGGAAGGGTCGGTATCGATCTCGGCATCAAGGACTTCGCCACCCTCTCGACCGGTGAGAAGATCACTAACCCCAAACACTACCTGAAAGCACAGAAGCGACTGAAGCGCGCGCAGCAGGCACTCTCACGTAAACAGAAAGGTAGCAGCAACCGCCACAAAGCAAGACTAAGTGTAGCAAAGATCCACGAACGTGTAAGAAATACTCGCATGGACTTCCAACATAAGCTCTCTCGACAGCTGGTCAACGATAACCAAGTGATCGCTGTCGAAAAGCTCATGGTAGCCAACATGGTCAAGAACAGGAAGCTCGCTAAGCATATCAGCGATGCATCCTGGTCTAGCTTCACGAACATGCTGAACTACAAAGCCGTCGAGTCACAGCACAGCACGATCTTCTATGTCAGCACATGGTTTCCGTCTAGTCACCTCTGTAGTGTCACGCACGAGCGACTTAACCGGAAGCTCTCGCTATCAGAGCGTGCTTGGGACTGTCCGTACTGCGGACAGCGACACGATCGAGATGTCAACGCGGCTATCAACATCCTTCAGGAAGCTGAGCTTAACCTAGCGCTTAACTTCAAGCATCCTTCAGAGGTTGCAGGTAAGGTCATGTTAGCCGACACGTTTCATTAACAAAACATCAGCCGCGATGACACGCGGTGTCAGCCCATGGAGAGCTCTTGCGCAGTCAGGCATCTCTGTGAAGTGGGAAGATCCTCGTACTACCTGGAGTGGATGCCTGAAAAGGAATCCTCGTCCTTCAGGTCGAGGAGTTTGTCAATAAACGAACTGCCTCACACGAATGAGCAGGGCTATGTAAAATGTACATGATCTAAATCGCTTAAGAGGAGAGGGCTGTAGCCCTCTCCTCTTAGGCTTACAATTGCTTCAGGGTGACACCGGCCCAGCTCAGTTGCTGGTCGCTCGTAGGCGTACGCTTGATAAAGCGCAGGTAAGCGTTGCGACCCGGTACGACATTGGACCCTATCGCGACCGGCTTATCCCACTGACTCAGTGGGTATTCAGTCTGCGTGATCCCAAAATGCACCACGAAGTGCGTCGGCTCCGGTGCCGCCAGCTCCGTGTTACGTTGAACCAAGGGTTGCGTCTTCAGGTAGAAGTTCTCCAGCCAAGCTTCCCGAGTGGCAAAGCCCGACTTGAAGTTCACCTGGTTCCCGACCACGCTGCCATAGAGATCCACGCCATAGGTGACCGGATTCTCACTGGCGATGTGGGAAACCAGCCACGGTGCAATCAAGTCATTGCTGGGCTTCTGGTTGAGGACGATGTCCACGACTTGCGTGTGGATGAACGGGATAAAGCTGGGCGAGACATCCGCCAGGTTCACGGACACAGACTTCCGCTGCAGGTAACCAAACTGCTTCGGGTTGAACGCACCCGTGTTGGCCGAGAACTTCACCTGGTCCGTCACCTCAAAGAACACATTGCGTTCCATGTTCAACAAGAACCAGCGGATGCGGTAGCCCAGCGCATCACTGACCCACTCCGGATAGGCAAAGAGCTTGACCGAGACGCTGTGATTGGGGTTGATGGTGACGATCTTGTACGGCTTGGTGATGAAGCGGTTGTTTTCCCCAGTGGAGCTGTACGCCAGTTCGTTCTGCCCCAGCGTATAACGCAGGACCAGATCGGCCGGCTGATCCTCCACCGAGGACAAGCGACCCTGCATACCGATCATCTCAAACTTCCCACTCCCCACTGGGTAGCGCACCGTGGAGCCATCCGAGTACAGCACCACGCCCACCATGTTCAAACTGTTCATGGGGATGTTCAGCGGATACTGGAGAAGATCCGGGATGGTGTTGCTTAGCCAGACGGATTCCAGGCTGATCTCCGTGATGTACTTGGTCGAGGCATGGATGGCGGCGATCGTATCCGTGTTCTCGATCAACAGCTGGCGCTTATAGACCACGTGGCCATCGTCTGCATAGACCACCAGGGTGACCAGCTCGTCGTTCTTCAGGTTCTCTTCCGTGCTGTGGCAGCGTGGGACGATCTTCGTACTGTAGTTGGTGTGGCTGTCCAGTTCAGCCAGCTCCAACGGGATGGACGTTCCTACAAAGTGCCCAGACGCATCATAGAGCTTCGACAAAACCTTTCCGGTCTCTGCGGTGATGTCCGACCCCAAGAACAGTTTGGCATACGACGCCATCGAGCCCCGGATATGGAGCGCAGCATCCACGGCCAGCGTATGCGGATAGACCGCATCGTTTCGATACACACGGTACGTCTCCGAAGCGGTGCCAGGACCCGATCCCACAAAGGCATCGATCTCTGTGAAGCTCCCGGTGATCTTCCCCGGCACAAAGCTCCGCAGCGTCGGGATCAGGGAGACCGGATCGATGTGATCCACCACCCAGAACTCTCCCGTATCCGGATCCACCGCCCAGTCCTTCACCTTCGGAACATAGCGGTCTTCACCGGCTTGTCCTTTCCAGAGCTGATGGATGCTCCAGATCCGAAACAGAGGCTCGTTGTCAACGATCGGGTACTGTCCATCCGTACCAATAACACCATTCATAACCATCAGGGTTCTCCTACTTTCAAGGTGATGTGTTGTGCCAGGGTGACCAACCCACGCCCATAGAGCTTGATCACGCGCTTAATGAACGCATAGCTGTACAGGTCCAGCCGGACGGTCGCATCCAGCGCATGCGGGTGAATCAACACAAACCGCTGGTCTACGCCTCGCTCCGTCGAGATGGGGTCAAAGGCCAGCAAGGGTTCGTAAGGTCGGCACAGGGTAAAGATCTCCTGATCCGTGAGCTCTTTCTCGATGCTGGACAGCGTAAACTGCCCGCTGTTCAGATCGTTGACCAAGTGGCTGATAAAGGGACTGACCAGGATATGGCGACTGATCATCGCACTGATCGGTGTCCGAGGCGGCTGAGGAAGCTTCAGGGACAGATAGTCACTGACGACTTGATCCCGCTCCAGGCTGAGCTGGCGTAGTCGATATGTGTTCTCTGCCGTCATCTGCTTCAAGGGGACAATACGTTCCTTGATCTGGTACGGTCGTCCGTTGGCGGCATTCAGGATACTGATGCCTTCATGTTCCTCTGAGAACACCAAGTCCTGGCGATGTTTCAGCTGACCCTTTACCGAAATCTGGAGGACCTTGTCATCCCGGATATCAAACCTGCGGTTATTGGACAAGACACCATGCTCGATGAAGCCAAAGTCTTCGACAGCCCGCATCGACAGCGTTCCATTTCGGTTCTCAGCAAACCCGGTAAAGCGGACTTCAATCTTCTGCGGCGTACTGCCTGACGGCTGGATCAGATACTCCTTGTTGACGATGTACACACGCGGAAACTGTACAAAGTAATCCAGATCTCGGATCAGGACCTTACAGTTCAGCCAGAGATCCAAATCCCCTAGCGGGAGCGCCAAGCGTCGATGCACGCCACCACTGATCTCACTCAGGTCAAAGTACAGCGTACCGGCGATCAGGTTCAAAGACAACTCATAGGCCAAGAACGTCCTGTCCGACCGCAGCATCAGCCAGTGGTCCGTCTCTTGCGTCAGCCAGACCAACCGACCGCCTTCCAGCGTGTACTCATTAGACCCCGTGATGTCCTGCCAGTCCTCCGTGGGAACATCGTCTACTTTGTAACACTTGTAGACGCGGTAAGAGTAAACGCCCGGTAGCGGAAGGTTCGTGGTGCCATAGACCACATCTGGCGCCTCTTTCCCTTCACCGGAAACCGCTTCAATTAAGGCACAGGCCGGGTTTCGTGCGATGTACAACTCACTGTAGCGGTTGTAGTGCCGCTCCAGCAGGCTACCCTCCGCATCATACTCATAGACCGTGCTGTTCTCGATCAAGCCAGGGCTCAGCTTAAACATGGGGTAGATGCCTTGGTTCTCCAAGGGGCGTGTCGGCGTATCTCCCAGGTACTTGGCGATGGCGTTGTAGCCAAAGGCCTGCTCCACCAGCGGAATGTCGATGTTCCGATACGGTTCATTCAGCAACCGGATGAACGGACTGTTCTCCAATACCGGTGCAGACCAGAAGCTGACGGTGGCATCCACACCCAGCAATGCGGCCTGGACTTTCTCATCCGGCAGCTTGTACAGCTCAAACAAGCGGGCATGCTCAAACACCAAGGGTCGGGTCAAGCCACTGTGGCGGATGTACAGACGGAGATAGAAGTCCCGGATGTCCAGGTTCAAGGTTGTCAGCTGGCGAACCAAGTCATCCGCGATCACCTTAAAGATATCCACCGACACACTGTAATCCCGATACGTTACCATCCTCAACGCTTCTTTCTGGTTGCGGTGTAGATAGCGTCCTTCCAGCTGGCCGGTGTTCTTGTTCAGGATATAGACATCGATGTCATCCACGTAGTCGATCTGCTGATCCGTGGTTTCCGGGTAATGGAACAGATACTTGTTCTGATCATCCCGGATCGAAGCGAAGCTGTACAGATCCTTGACCTGCAGCGTCACCATCCGCTTGACTGAGGCATCGTACAGCACCTCCACCACGTCCCCGATCTCCACTGTCGTGAAGTCCAGCCGTTCCTTCAGGTTACCATTCCGGTAGCAGAAGAGCGCACCGGGCCGCTGACGCCACGCTGCCAGGGTGTTCTGGAGCTCCAGGATGTTGTTGTTGCTGGTGATCGTGGTCCCATAGCACTGCGTCAATCGACTCAAGCCATTGGACTCTGTTGACTGGTAGTACGCGTTCGTGTAGCAGCGTAGATAGATCTGCTCCAGATCAAACTGGATCGGAAGCTTCTTATTGATCTCAACACAGAAGACCAGTGCGCGGTCTTCTGTGTACATGTAGTAACTTTGGTGAAGGGGAACATGGACACCTTTGTCCGTGTACAGATCACAGAACACGGGCAACTGATTCACCGCTTCGGAGAACTTGATCCAGCTCCCGATCCCCCATTCTGGGTTATTGGGCAGCAATCCCAGCAGCGTCGGATGCGCTTGGCCGATCTTGAAGACGTGGTAGTACTTGTCGCTTTGAGGCAACGCGTAGCGTCGAGTCATCAGCGGGACACTGACGATCCGACCTCCTTTAGCGGTGATCCGCTGAGCAGCCAGGATAACCTGGTTATCTTGATCCGGGCTGCACCACACGGTCTTGACCGCGTACTCCCGCATCAAGTCAAACATCATCGAAGTCCTTGAACACCAGCGGCTGGTCGATCGTCTCCAGCGCCATCACTCGCCGCAGGAAGCCTTCGTAGTTCAGGCGAAACTCTTCCACATTCCGAGACCGCTTGGCCTGGATCTCGATCAACTTGTACACGGGTGAATTCTTGTAGGTCTTTTCCGTCATGGCAGCATAAACGATAGCGATCCATGCCGGCGGGTATTCCAGCGCTGTAGCGATCACGTCCTTGGCGTTGTTCCCATACCAGGTATTGCGGATCAGCGTCAACAACATGGCCAGATTGAACTCTGCCAGTCGGACATTTTCCAGCTTCAGCTTGACCGCTTCACAGAAGTCGTTGGCATCGTGGATTTCCGGCATGGTTTCAAAAAGCGCATAGACTTCCGCTGCCTCCAGTTTGGTCACGTTAATGGTGTGGATTGCTGCCACTTCAAGTGCTCGGTCTGTGAGCACGCTGCCGTCATCAAACAGCAGATGAAAGTAGTACATCGCCAAAGCCGTCACGCGAAGCTGGTCATGGAAGTCCAATGCAAAAACCTTCGTGACCGACTGAGCGATCCAGGAACCAAACACGCTCCCGGCGAAAGACAGCTGTGAACGGATCTTAGTACGTTCGCCTGCAACCCAGAACAGTTCCAGGGCTGCACGGTTCTTGACCAACGCATACTCACTGGCATTCCGAACCGTCTTTTCAAACTCAGCTTCATCCGGATACAGCGAGAGCGTACCCTTGAACGGACGGATGTCGCTGATGAGGTATTGCTTACCTTTAAAATTCTCGATAAGGTAGGGATGTACAAAAGGCGGGATGGTGTTGTCTTCCGGGTCCATCCCGGAGACGAAAACTGCTGAAGCATCCCCGATGGGAAGGACGCCAAACGTCCGTTGGGCGAGCGGGCTGCCGATGAGCGCTTCTTTCAAGGCTTGTTGCAGCTTGCTCTGGTTGGGTTGAGAAAACGTTCTGCAGACCGTTGTTTCATAGCTCGATTTCAGTGCCATTTTAGTGTTTCTCCATTGCAACAAAAGTAAGAGAGGAAAGTATGAAGAGCATCGTTAACGCCGCTCCTGGTCTCCTTAATCACGGTGTCAAAGACGAATCCGTCGCGCCGTATACCAGGACTCCCGAGGAACTTCCACAGCATCTGCCGAAGTTCCTCATTTACGCTCAGAAAGGCCCGTCGGTTCTGGACAAGTATCCGGAACAGCTGCTGGCCGGCAACGAGCGCAACCTGATGTACGGTGACGAGACCTTCTCGGAAACGTCCAAGTACTTCACGCACCAGATCCCGCACGCCAACGTCGTCAATTCGGTCGGTAATTCGGCGATGTATGTCCGTGTGCTGGGCAAGAACCACGGCCCGAAGCCCACGCTGCAGCTCTTCCTGGACGTCCTGGAAACCAAGGTCGATCTGTACGAGCGCAATGTGGATGGGTCGATCAAGACGGATGTGGCCGGCGATGCCCGTGTCGTGGGGCAAGCCGATGGCTACCGCGTCAAGTTCGTGGTCAAGAACATCCAGACGGAAGCAGACAAGGACCTCTTCGGCACGCTGGACGCCGTGGTCGGTGACCAAGTGGACCCCATCACGGGCGCCACGTCAACCCGCTACCCCATCCTGGAACAGCGCCACAACTTCTACGGTGAAGACGGCAACCTGGCCGGCATCCGCCTCTGGGGCCAGAACACCGAGAACAACGGCGGTCTCCCCACGCGCATGATCAACCGCGAGCGCGCCTTCCCGTACAGCTTCGGGGTGATCCGCAAGAACACCAAGACTGGCAACTCCAAGTTCCAGGAAACCATCTTCGGTGAGCAGTTCATCACGGTCACCCTGAAGCCGGAAACCGTGGACCCGCTGGTCAACCGCCGTCTCCACCTGACGGAACGTGCCCTGGAAGACTACCAGAACCTGACCGACACCCGCTACCCGCTGGTCTACGGCGAGTTTGGTGAGCTGGCCGTCTACCAACCGAACATCGACCTCCTGCTGGAAAAGTTCCATGCAGCCGAGATCCCCTTCCTGACGGGTCAGTCCGACTTCTCTGCTGCGCCGTCCGAGAAGTACATGTTCAACTTCATCACCGGCACCAACACTAAGAACGTGCCGTACCACAGCTTCGTGTTCGTGGACGCCCCGGACAGCGTGCGCTTCTCCCCCAACACCAACGTCTTTGCCGGCGGTGGTTCGGATGGTGAAATGAACCTGACCAACTTTGCCAACTCGGTCGAAGAGTACATGGGTCGCTATGCCGATCCGGACGACGAGCTGATGGACGATGCCTACCACGTGGAATCCCACTTCTACGACACCGGCTTCCCGCTGCAGACCAAGTACGAGCTGATCAAGTTCATCTCGGAACGCAAGGACACCTTCATCCACCTGACGCCGTTCGAGTTTGGTGAGCGCCTGCTGGCCCAAGCGGAAGAGTTCTCGGTGGCCACCGCGCTGATGTCGCGTCTCAGCATGTACCCGGAATCCACCTACTTCGGAACGCCGGTGTATCGTGGCCTGATCCAAGGCTGCACGGGCCGTGTCCGCAACTCCCAGTTCAAGGGCCATGTGTCGGCCAACTATGAAGTCGCCTTCAAGTCCGCCAAGTACATGGGTGCCGGTAACGGTCGCTTCAAGTCCGAGTTCAAGTTCGATGGCTACCCGGGTCACATCGTGGACAACCTCTACGACCTGTCCATCCGCTGGGTGCCGGACAGCATCCGTGTCCGCAACTGGGACACCGGTCTGAACTGGATCTCCCGCTACGACCGCAAGCAGTTCTACTTCCCCGCCTTCAAGACGGTCTACCAGGAAGACACCTCGGTGCTCACCAGCTACCTGACGGCGTGCATCCTGCTGACGGTCAACAAGACCCTGGCCAAGTGCCAGCGTGCCTTCTCGGGCCGCTCGGACCTGACCATGCCGCAGTTTACCAAGGCGGTCAACGACTTCATGTCGTCCAGCCTGGAAGGTCGCTTCGACAACCGTGTTGTCATCCGCCCGCGTGCGGAGTTCACCAGTCTGGACCAGATCCGGAACTACAGCTGGACGGTGCCGGTGGAAGTGGGTGCTCCGGGGATGAAGACGGTCATGACTGCTTACGCTGTGGCCCGCCGCATCGAAGACATGCAGACCGAAAACGCCTAATCGCTTAACTGGAGAACAACATGGCACGTCAAACCGATATTCTTTTGGGCGCCACCGCCTGGTCCAATG